GATTTTGTGGAATTAACACAGTACAAGCTGTGACGGCGTGTGTAATGGATGACATGCACACTTCATACACGACTAATACACCAACATGCTGGACGCTCACTACTAGGGAATCATTGAAACACGGCTTATGGTGGCGTGTTCTCATTCCGTTCGGATGCTTGCGCCCATGAGGATCGTTGTGGTGGTTAAAGCGGCTGGGGTAATATGCGTCCCATGACATTGGAGTTGTCAGGATACAGTATTCCACCAGTTTTATACGAGACATTTTGAGAGCCGTCAATAATGTTATCAATTGAAGAAAATTGTCGAGATAACACAAAGTTGACATCACCAGTTCCATATTTGGCGACGATGCGATAGTAATGTTGAACATCGGGGTCGTCGTACTCGAATCTAATGAGCTGCCCAGGGGGGAGCAGTACAGTTTCAGGACACAGCAAGCATTCTGACACTTGTAACCATCCCTTTAGTTCGACTTCAAAAGGGATGGTCAGATTAGTTCCGAACAATTCGCAAGTTATGTGATCAGGGACTTGGTTGTATAATGGATACCGGGAGAGATAGACGGCTTCAAGTGGTGGTTGCTAGGCGTTGACGGTGGCACTAGGATTGAGGAACTCAACTTCATAGTCGACCCACACATAACCAATGTTGACTAAGCCTGTTACTCCAGCTGGTGGTGTAATTTGGGAATAGGCGAGGTTAATGGATCCGACGGTCGCAACTCCAGTGTCGGCTGCCGATGGGAATGTTTCGTATTGCGGCAAGCGGTTAAGCTGGTCAGTTTGGACACGGTTCGATGCTGAATTGTAAACCGCGGTTGCAACTGCTCTCATGTCACCAGAGACTGCCAATAACGATGCGTCAGCTGTAGTCTTGCTCGGGTCGGAATCAAATCGCAATGCGACTTGTCCACCGTAAGTGAATGGGAGTGAAGGTACCCAACGCATGTTAAGTTTTCGAATCTTGAACTTGTCATATGCGAGGGCGAGTTTTGTTAACCAACGGGTGGTGTTCATGTTGTTACCGGTAGCAACGTTTTCGAATCGGAAGACTCTAATGGCGCCGCCAGCGGGGATAACACCTGCTGCGATGGTTCCGTTGGCCTCAATCAATATCTCTGTATTGCTTACAATAATCCTGTCGCCTTCAGACCGGATCTTTGGTCGGCCGGTTCTATTCATGACTTGTTTGGACATCAAGCCTTGGCGAGGGAGGCCGCTTTGAGGAGACGGCTGTAACATGTTGGCGCGTTGTGGTCGTTTACTTGCGCGGGGCTGTTGTTTTCTTTTGGGCGCCATTGCGATGATATCTGCAGGCGTCTTTTCGGTTGCACTCGTTAAACGTGTGATGTTTTGGTGTCAAATTGACTGCATGGTGCTTTGTTTGCTGTAAGTTCGGTGACGATCGTCTTGATGGCTTGTTCGATACGCGACTTGTTGAGGGAGTCGGTGTAGCCACCATGGCTGGTGTAATGCTTGTGTCGGTCACAAGCTGCGGTGAGGGACTGTCGGAGATGGGACTCGACGCGTCCGGCCCAATCGTCTCGGGACTTGCAGAGGTCTCTAAAATTGTCGGCACTGAGGGGCATTCTGATTTTGTTTCAGTAGAAACTGAAGGCATGGGGCCTAACAAGTCGTGGCCAACTGCGGCATTGATTTTGTGACGGACAGTGTGACCGTTGTCCAATATTGCCTCGGGAAGGTCCTCGATGGTTTGTGCGCTGGCGATAGCACGCTCAATCGAGTCCAACTCATCTGCAGTTAAATCCAACAATTGGCACATCAGATTCCGTAACAACTCCTCGTTTTCCTGAGGGTACGGACCGGATTTGATGCGATAATCCTCTTCACCTGTAGCGTTGCGTAACCCAATGCCTTGTTGTTCCAATATTTCAAGCACACGCTTACACCAGGTACCGATGATGGGCGTCTTGCTATCAGTGACGTAATACCCGGCGGCTCGATTATAGAGCGCTTGAGCTGGTGTGATGGTAATTGGAGACATAGACAAATGCAATTTAGCAAGTGTTCGTTCAGGGTCTTGAACTGAGTCTAAATGTGTAGCTGGACAGGCGTACACGCGGCCCAAGAAGGGTACGGGACAGCCTGCCAACGGTTCAAGAATGATGGATTTCAATTGGTGACCTAGTTTGGTAGCTACTTCTTCGAGTTTCTCCGCTAGTCCGGGTATATTCGCTCGAATGCGATCATCTGATGCGCCGAGCACCCATTGTTGGACTAATTGCCATGCCTGGTCTGGTGTGTTACCAAGCTCTCGTAGTGCGATGTAATCATGACGTAATGTAACGAGATTGTTGTCGTTGGTGGTCCCTGGGGATCCACTCAATTGTGAAAAGCCTGGATCGTATTTCAATCCTTGCGCAGTAACCCCTTTCGGATTTCTATCAGCTGCTAAGATCTTGCTGAGTTCTGCTCTATGCGGGTGCGCGCACCAGCTCTGGTAGACCGCCTCTTTGAAAGTTTTGTCGGCCTCTGACACATGTCCATCCAATCGCGAGTAATCGGATACTATTATGCCGTGTTCGTACTGACAGATCTCTCGAACTCGCTGCGTTATCTCTTCAGGCGTCATGGATGATGCGAACCATTTCTGGTCCTTCAAACAATCTGCTTTAAAAGGATACGTGTACCGGCTGTAACTCAATTGGTGTGAGACATCAACCGTACTGATGTTGCGAGGGTCAGTAACACTGGCGTAGGCCTCTGGCTTGATGAACGCCTTGACCTTGTTAACATACTCAACACTCACGGTGGATTTTGCTTGTTCGCTACGACCGCGCTGAGCTGGCTTATTTTGAAGTTCCATTACATGAGCGTAGTCGTATGGAACACCAGTAGCGTTCTTTGAAGGCGGAACTATGAATTTGACAAGTTCCGCGTCGTAGGATTTCCATGAGGGTGGTGTGAACATAGTGTTTCGGACATTGTCAACACGACCGCGTATGGTGGCATTATCGTTGTTATACGATTTGGATGGTACGAACGCGGGGTCGGTGACAAGAGCTGGGGCGACATTGCGTCCCACGGGTTTGCCATCTTCAGTGGCCAAAGGGAACAAAGTTTGGAAGTTCCTAGGTTGACCGATGGTGGCTGAAGAGGTGATGGTGCCACACGATGTTATTGGACTCTGGAGCAACTTGAACAGTATCGGTGCCTTGATGGCCGATCTTTCGATATGTTCAGCGTTGAGAATGCGCTCAACGTCAGCGATCACTGGGTTCTTGCTCTCCCCACGCCTCACGATGAGAGCATCGTATATTGACTGGGGGATGGTGATAGCATTCGTTGAGGCCTCAACGGCAACAGACATGATGCTGTCTGTGACGTTTCGTATACAGTTGACTCCTGCGACAGATGGACGTAGACGTTGAAACCCATACCTCGTTGGCTTGAAAGGGCATGTGTGTTTCGGGTAGCTGGCAATTGGGTAAAAGCCGATGATCCGGCGATTAGGGTCTTCTTCCATGATATGTTGTTCAATCACAAATACGATTGTGTTTCCGTATTTGTCACGCACGACAACGTTGTCTCCCTGGTAATCCCACAGTTCGTGGTGGTAGGTGGCGCCGCCCTTGATGCTGTAAGTCACGACATTATTTGTGATAGTGTAACTGGCATCTAGCGCGTTGCCTCCGGCTTCAGTAGGGACAAATGTGTAGAGCATGATGGGATTTCCCAATTGCAAGTATTGGTTTATGTCACAGTAATAATCGACATCGATCATTAACAAAACATGTTGCTCTGTGACACGATCGTCTCGGAATGGTTTGTCGAGGTCCTTATCCATAAAGTAATATCTGCATCCATCGTACAAGTCTCGTTTAGACATTGATACGCTGTATGGTCTGAATCCGGCAGAAATCGTGATTTTCTCAAGCTCAACTGCTACGGATGTGCGCAAGGATGCTGCTTTAGGATGTGTGTGGTTGTGTGCCATGGGGATCTTCGGGATGTTCTTGATTTGGTGGTGTAACATCTTGCGAAAATCTAACTCTGGCAATGAGCGTCTGTTGGAGGCGTATTCGCTACGCCTGGCAAGGTCGTTCCCATTCCACAATTTGTAGAAACGATCCTTGGTCTTCTGAAGTATTGCAACTTTCCCGGCACGATAGTCCGCCGCGTCCGCCAAAGTTTTACGTTTGGGCGTGACACGACGCTTTCGCTCGAAGACCTTCCAACAGGAAAAGGGGGTATGTGACGATGACTGGTCCGGTATTCCAGTCCCCGGAGTATTCTTGATGACAATGGACATTATTGATTGTTTCAATTTATTAGTTTTCCTTGTTTAAG